CCATCATCAATAATATACCTCAAACTTTTTGTGCGCGTTAATATGCAAATGAGGCGTTTGAATTTGGGAAGGGAGGAAGGTGATTGGCCGAGAGAAGGGCGACCGTTAGGGGCGGGGCGAGTGACGTTTTGATGACGTGACCGCGAGGAGGAGCCAGTTTGCAAGTTCTCGTGGGAAAAGTGACGTCAAACGAGGTGTGGTTTGAACACGGAAATACTCAATTTTCCCGCGCTCTCTGACAGGAAATGAGGTGTTTCTAGGCGGATGCAAGTGAAAACGGGCCATTTTCGCGCGAAAACTGAATGAGGAAGTGAAAATCTGAGTAATTTCGCGTTTATGACAGGGAGGAGTATTTGCCGAGGGCCGAGTAGACTTTGACCGATTACGTGGGGGTTTCGATTACCGTGTTTTTCACCTAAATTTCCGCGTACGGTGTCAAAGTCCGGTGTTTTTACGTAGGTGTCAGCTGATCGCCAGGGTATTTAAACCTGCGCTCTCCAGTCAAGAGGCCACTCTTGAGTGCCAGCGAGAAGAGTTTTCTCCTCCGCGCCGCGAGTCAGATCTACACTTTGAAAGATGAGGCACCTGAGAGACCTGCCCGATGAGAAAATCATCATCGCTTCCGGGAACGAGATTCTGGAACTGGTGGTAAATGCCATGATGGGCGACGACCCTCCGGAGCCCCCCACCCCATTTGAGGCACCTTCGCTACACGATTTGTATGATCTGGAGGTGGATGTGCCCGAGGACGACCCCAACGAGGAGGCGGTAAATGATTTATTTAGCGATGCCGCGCTGCTAGCTGCCGAGGAGGCTTCGAGCCCTAGCTCAGACAGCGACTCTTCACTGCATACCCCTAGACCCGGCAGAGGTGAGAAAAAGATCCCCGAGCTTAAAGGGGAAGAGATGGACTTGCGCTGCTATGAGGAATGCTTGCCCCCGAGCGATGATGAGGACGAGCAGGCGATCCAGAACGCAGCGAGCCAGGGAATGCAAGCCGCCAGCGAGAGTTTTGCGCTGGACTGCCCGCCTCTGCCCGGACACGGCTGTAAGTCTTGTGAATTTCATCGCTTGAATACTGGAGATAAAGCTGTGTTATGTGCACTTTGCTATATGAGAGCTTACAACCATTGTGTTTACAGTAAGTGTGATTAAGTTGAACTTTAGAGGGAGGCAGAGAGCAGGGTGACTGGGCGATGACTGGTTTATTTATGTATATATGTTCTTTATATAGGTCCCGTCTCTGACGCAGATGATGAGACCCCCACTACAGAGTCCACTTCGTCACCCCCAGAAATTGGCACATCTCCACCTGAGAATATTGTTAGACCAGTTCCTGTTAGAGCCACTGGGAGGAGAGCAGCTGTGGAATGTTTGGATGACTTGCTACAGGCTGGGGATGAACCTTTGGACTTGTGTACCCGGAAACGCCCCAGGCACTAAGTGCCACACATGTGTGTTTACTTGAGGTGATGTCAGTATTTATAGGGTGTGGAGTGCAATAAAAAATGTGTTGACTTTAAGTGCGTGGTTTATGACTCAGGGGTGGGGACTGTGGGTATATAAGCAGGTGCAGACCTGTGTGGTTAGCTCAGAGCGGCATGGAGATTTGGACGATCTTGGAAGATCTTCACAAGACTAGACAGCTGCTAGAGAACGCCTCGAACGGAGTCTCTCACCTGTGGAGATTCTGCTTCGGTGGCGACCTAGCTAAGCTAGTCTATAGGGCCAAACAGGATTATAGCGAACAATTTGAGGTTATTTTGAGAGAGTGTCCGGGTCTTTTTGACGCTCTTAATTTGGGTCATCAGACTCACTTTAACCAGAGGATTGTAAGAGCCCTTGATTTTACTACTCCCGGCAGATCCACTGCGGCAGTAGCCTTTTTTGCTTTTCTTCTTGACAAATGGAGTCAAGAAACCCATTTCAGCAGGGATTACCAGCTGGATTTCTTAGCAGTAGCTTTGTGGAGAACATGGAAATCCCAGCGCCTGAATGCAATCTCAGGCTACTTGCCGGTACAGCCACTAGACACTCTGAAGATCCTGAATCTCCAGGAGAGTCCCAGGGCACGCCAACGTCGCCGGCAGCAGCAGCGGCAGCAGGAGGAGGATCAAGAAGAGAACCCGAGAGCCGGCCTGGACCCTCCGGCGGAGGAGGAGTAGCTGACCTGTTTCCTGAACTGCGCCGGGTGCTGACTAGGTCTTCGAGTGGTCGGGAGAGGGGGATTAAGCGGGAGAGGCATGATGAGACTAATCACAGAACTGAACTGACTGTGGGTCTGATGAGCCGCAAGCGTCCAGAAACAGTGTGGTGGCATGAGGTGCAGTCGACTGGCACAGATGAGGTGTCAGTGATGCATGAGAGGTTTTCCCTAGAACAAGTCAAGACTTGTTGGTTAGAGCCTGAGGATGATTGGGAGGTAGCCATCAGGAATTATGCCAAGCTGGCTCTGAGGCCAGACAAGAAGTACAAGATTACTAAGCTGATAAATATCAGAAATGCCTGCTACATCTCAGGGAATGGGGCTGAAGTGGAGATCTGTCTTCAGGAAAGGGTGGCTTTCAGATGCTGCATGATGAATATGTACCCGGGAGTGGTGGGCATGGATGGGGTCACCTTTATGAACATGAGGTTCAGGGGAGATGGGTATAATGGCACGGTCTTTATGGCCAATACCAAGCTGACAGTTCATGGCTGCTCCTTCTTTGGGTTTAATAACACCTGCATTGAGGCCTGGGGTCAGGTTGGTGTGAGGGGCTGTAGTTTTTCAGCCAACTGGATGGGGGTCGTGGGCAGGACCAAGAGTATGCTGTCCGTGAAGAAATGCTTGTTCGAGAGGTGCCACCTGGGGGTGATGAGCGAGGGCGAAGCCAGAATCCGCCACTGCGCCTCTACCGAGACGGGCTGTTTTGTGCTGTGCAAGGGCAATGCTAAGATCAAGCATAATATGATCTGTGGAGCCTCGGACGAGCGCGGCTACCAGATGCTGACCTGCGCCGGTGGGAACAGCCATATGCTGGCCACCGTGCATGTGGCCTCCCATGCCCGCAAGCCCTGGCCCGAGTTCGAGCACAATGTCATGACCAGGTGCAATATGCATCTGGGGTCCCGCCGAGGCATGTTCATGCCCTATCAGTGCAACCTGAATTATGTGAAGGTGCTGCTGGAGCCCGATGCCATGTCCAGAGTGAGCCTGACGGGGGTGTTTGACATGAATGTGGAGGTGTGGAAGATTCTGAGATATGATGAATCCAAGACCAGGTGCCGAGCCTGCGAGTGCGGAGGGAAGCATGCCAGGTTCCAGCCCGTGTGTGTGGAGGTGACGGAGGACCTGCGACCCGATCATTTGGTGTTGTCCTGCACCGGGACGGAGTTCGGTTCCAGCGGGGAAGAATCTGACTAGAGTGAGTAGTGTTCTGGGGCGGGGGAGGACCTGCATGAGGGCCAGAATGACTGAAATCTGTGCTTTTCTGTGTGTTGCAGCATCATGAGCGGAAGCGGCTCCTTTGAGGGAGGGGTATTCAGCCCTTATCTGACGGGGCGTCTCCCCTCCTGGGCGGGAGTGCGTCAGAATGTGATGGGATCCACGGTGGACGGCCGGCCCGTGCAGCCCGCGAACTCTTCAACCCTGACCTATGCAACCCTGAGCTCTTCGTCGGTGGACGCAGCTGCCGCCGCAGCTGCTGCATCCGCCGCCAGCGCCGTGCGCGGAATGGCCATGGGCGCCGGCTACTACGGCACTCTGGTGGCCAACTCGAGTTCCACCAATAATCCCGCCAGCCTGAACGAGGAGAAGCTGCTGCTGCTGATGGCCCAGCTTGAGGCCTTGACCCAGCGCCTGGGCGAGCTGACCCAGCAGGTGGCTCAGCTGCAGGAGCAGACGCGGGCCGCGGTTGCCACGGTGAAATCCAAATAAAAAATGAATCAATAAATAAACGGAGACGGTTGTTGATTTTAACACAGAGTCTGAATCTTTATTTGATTTTTCGCGCGCGGTAGGCCCTGGACCACCGGTCTCGATCATTGAGCACCCGGTGGATCTTTTCCAGGACCCGGTAGAGGTGGGCTTGGATGTTGAGGTACATGGGCATGAGCCCGTCCCGGGGGTGGAGGTAGCTCCATTGCAGGGCCTCGTGCTCGGGGGTGGTGTTGTAAATCACCCAGTCATAGCAGGGGCGCAGGGCGTGGTGTTGCACAATATCTTTGAGGAGGAGACTGATGGCCACGGGCAGCCCTTTGGTGTAGGTGTTTACAAATCTGTTGAGCTGGGAGGGATGCATGCGGGGGGAGATGAGGTGCATCTTGGCCTGGATCTTGAGATTGGCGATGTTACCGCCCAGATCCCGCCTGGGGTTCATGTTGTGCAGGACCACCAGCACGGTGTATCCGGTGCACTTGGGGAATTTATCATGCAACTTGGAAGGGAAGGCGTGAAAGAATTTGGCGACGCCCTTGTGTCCGCCCAGGTTTTCCATGCACTCATCCATGATGATGGCAATGGGCCCGTGGGCGGCGGCCTGGGCAAAGACGTTTCGGGGGTCGGACACATCATAGTTGTGGTCCTGGGTGAGGTCATCATAGGCCATTTTAATGAATTTGGGGCGGAGGGTGCCGGACTGGGGGACAAAGGTACCCTCGATCCCGGGGGCGTAGTTCCCCTCACAGATCTGCATCTCCCAGGCTTTGAGCTCAGAGGGGGGGATCATGTCCACCTGCGGGGCGATAAAGAACACGGTTTCCGGGGCGGGGGAGATGAGCTGGGCCGAAAGCAAGTTCCGGAGCAGCTGGGACTTGCCGCAGCCGGTGGGGCCGTAAATGACCCCGATGACCGGCTGCAGGTGGTAGTTGAGGGAGAGACAGCTGCCGTCCTCCCGGAGGAGGGGGGCCACCTCGTTCATCATCTCGCGCACGTGCATGTTCTCGCGCACCAGTTCCGCCAGGAGGCGCTCTCCCCCCAGAGATAGGAGCTCCTGGAGCGAGGCGAAGTTTTTCAGCGGCTTGAGTCCGTCGGCCATGGGCATTTTGGAGAGGGTCTGTTGCAAGAGTTCCAAGCGGTCCCAGAGCTCGGTGATGTGCTCTACGGCATCTCGATCCAGCAGACCTCCTCGTTTCGCGGGTTGGGACGACTGCGGGAGTAGGGCACCAGACGATGGGCGTCCAGCGCAGCCAGGGTCCGGTCCTTCCAGGGCCGCAGCGTCCGCGTCAGGGTGGTCTCCGTCACGGTGAAGGGGTGCGCGCCGGGCTGGGCGCTTGCGAGGGTGCGCTTCAGGCTCATCCGGCTGGTCGAAAACCGCTCCCGATCGGCGCCCTGCGCGTCGGCCAGGTAGCAATTGACCATGAGTTCGTAGTTGAGCGCCTCGGCCGCGTGGCCTTTGGCGCGGAGCTTACCTTTGGAAGTCTGCCCGCAGGCGGGACAGAGGAGGGACTTGAGGGCGTAGAGCTTGGGGGCGAGGAAGACGGAATCGGGGGCGTAGGCGTCCGCGCCGCAGTGGGCGCAGACGGTCTCGCACTCCACGAGCCAGGTGAGGTCGGGCTGGTCGGGGTCAAAAACCAGTTTCCCGCCGTTCTTTTTGATGCGTTTCTTACCTTTGGTCTCCATGAGCTCGTGTCCCCGCTGGGTGACAAAGAGGCTGTCCGTGTCCCCGTAGACCGACTTTATGGGCCGGTCCTCGAGCGGTGTGCCGCGGTCCTCCTCGTAGAGGAACCCCGCCCACTCCGAGACGAAAGCCCGGGTCCAGGCCAGCACGAAGGAGGCCACGTGGGACGGGTAGCGGTCGTTGTCCACCAGCGGGTCCACTTTTTCCAGGGTATGCAAACACATGTCCCCCTCGTCCACATCCAGGAAGGTGATTGGCTTGTAAGTGTAGGCCACGTGACCGGGGGTCCCGGCCGGGGGGGTATAAAAGGGGGCGGGCCCCTGCTCGTCCTCACTGTCTTCCGGATCGCTGTCCAGGAGCGCCAGCTGTTGGGGTAGGTATTCCCTCTCGAAGGCGGGCATGACCTCGGCACTCAGGTTGTCAGTTTCTAGAAACGAGGAGGATTTGATATTGACGGTGCCAGCGGAGATGCCTTTCAAGAGCCCCTCGTCCATCTGGTCAGAAAAGACGATTTTTTTGTTGTCGAGCTTGGTGGCGAAGGAGCCGTAGAGGGCGTTGGAAAGGAGCTTGGCGATGGAGCGCATGGTCTGGTTTTTTTCCTTGTCGGCGCGCTCCTTGGCCGCGATGTTGAGCTGCACGTACTCGCGCGCCACGCACTTCCATTCGGGGAAGACGGTGGTCATCTCGTCGGGCACGATTCTGACCTGCCAACCTCGATTATGCAGGGTGATGAGGTCCACACTGGTGGCCACCTCGCCGCGCAGGGGCTCGTTGGTCCAGCAGAGGCGGCCGCCCTTGCGCGAGCAGAAGGGGGGCAGAGGGTCCAGCATGACCTCGTCGGGGGGGTCGGCATCGATGGTGAAGATGCCGGGCAGGAGATCGGGGTCGAAGTAGCTGATGGAAGTGGCCAGATCGTCCAGGGAAGCTTGCCATTCGCGCACGGCCAGCGCGCGCTCGTAGGGACTGAGGGGCGTGCCCCAGGGCATGGGGTGGGTGAGCGCGGAGGCGTACATGCCGCAGATGTCGTAGACGTAGAGGGGCTCCTCGAGGATGCCGATGTAGGTGGGGTAGCAGCGCCCCCCGCGGATGCTGGCGCGCACGTAGTCATACAGCTCGTGCGAGGGCGCGAGGAGCCCCGGGCCCAGGTTGGTGCGACTGGGCTTTTCGGCGCGGTAGACGATCTGGCGAAAGATGGCATGCGAGTTGGAGGAGATGGTGGGCCTTTGGAAGATGTTGAAGTGGGCGTGGGGGAGGCCGACCGAGTCGCGGATGAAGTGGGCGTAGGAGTCTTGCAGTTTGGCGACGAGCTCGGCGGTGACGAGGACGTCCAGAGCGCAGTAGTCGAGGGTCTCCTGGATGATGTCATACTTGAGCTGGCCCTTTTGTTTCCACAGCTCGCGGTTGAGAAGGAACTCTTCGCGGTCCTTCCAGTACTCTTCGAGGGGGAACCCGTCCTGATCTGCACGGTAAGAGCCTAGCATGTAGAACTGGTTGACGGCCTTGTAGGCGCAGCAGCCCTTCTCCACGGGGAGGGCGTAGGCCTGGGCGGCCTTGCGCAGGGAGGTGTGCGTGAGGGCGAAGGTGTCCCTGACCATGACCTTGAGGAACTGGTGCTTGAAATCGATATCGTCGCAGCCCCCCTGCTCCCAGAGCTGGAAGTCCGTGCGCTTCTTGTAGGCGGGGTTGGGCAAAGCGAAAGTAACATCGTTGAAAAGGATCTTGCCCGCGCGGGGCATAAAGTTGCGAGTGATGCGGAAAGGCTGGGGCACCTCGGCCCGGTTGTTGATGACCTGGGCGGCGAGCACGATCTCGTCGAAACCGTTGATGTTGTGGCCCACGATGTAGAGTTCCACGAATCGCGGGCGGCCCTTGACGTGGGGCAGCTTCTTGAGCTCCTCGTAGGTGAGCTCGTCGGGGTCGCTGAGACCGTGCTGCTCGAGCGCCCAGTCGGCGAGATGGGGGTTGGCGCGGAGGAAGGAAGTCCAGAGATCCACGGCCAGGGCGGTTTGCAGACGGTCCCGGTACTGACGGAACTGCTGCCCGACGGCCATTTTTTCGGGGGTGACGCAGTAGAAGGTGCGGGGGTCCCCGTGCCAGCGGTCCCATTTGAGCTGGAGGGCGAGATCGAGGGCGAGCTCGACGAGGCGGTCGTCCCCTGAGAGTTTCATGACCAGCATGAAGGGGACGAGCTGCTTGCCGAAGGACCCCATCCAGGTGTAGGTTTCCACATCGTAGGTGAGGAAGAGCCTTTCGGTGCGAGGATGCGAGCCGATGGGGAAGAACTGGATCTCCTGCCACCAATTGGAGGAATGGCTGTTGATGTGATGGAAGTAGAAATGCCGACGGCGCGCCGAACACTCGTGCTTGTGTTTATACAAGCGGCCACAGTGCTCGCAACGCTGCACGGGATGCACGTGCTGCACGAGCTGTACCTGAGTTCCTTTGACGAGGAATTTCAGTGGGAAGTGGAGTCGTGGCGCCTGCATCTCGTGCTGTACTACGTCGTGGTGGTCGGCCTGGCCCTCTTCTGCCTCGATGGTGGTCATGCTGACGAGCCCGCGCGGGAGGCAGGTCCAGACCTCGGCGCGAGCGGGTCGGAGAGCGAGGACGAGGGCGCGCAGGCCGGAGCTGTCCAGGGTCCTGAGACGCTGCGGAGTCAGGTCAGTGGGCAGCGGCGGCGCGCGGTTGACTTGCAGGAGTTTTTCCAGGGCGCGCGGGAGGTCCAGATGGTACTTGATCTCCACCGCGCCGTTGGTGGCGACGTCGATGGCTTGCAGGGTCCCGTGCCCCTGGGGTGTGACCACCGTCCCCCGTTTCTTCTTGGGCGGCTGGGGCGACGGGGGCGGTGCCTCTTCCATGGTTAGAAGCGGCGGCGAGGACGCGCGCCGGGCGGCAGAGGCGGCTCGGGGCCCGGAGGCAGGGGCGGCAGGGGCACGTCGGCGCCGCGCGCGGGTAGGTTCTGGTACTGCGCCCGGAGAAGACTGGCGTGAGCGACGACGCGACGGTTGACGTCCTGGATCTGACGCCTCTGGGTGAAGGCCACGGGACCCGTGAGTTTGAACCTGAAAGAGAGTTCGACAGAATCAATCTCGGTATCGTTGACGGCGGCCTGCCGCAGGATCTCTTGCACGTCGCCCGAGTTGTCCTGGTAGGCGATCTCGGTCATGAACTGCTCGATCTCCTCCTCCTGAAGGTCTCCGCGACCGGCGCGCTCCACGGTGGCCGCGAGGTCGTTGGAGATGCGGCCCATGAGCTGCGAGAAGGCGTTCATGCCCGCCTCGTTCCAGACGCGGCTGTAGACCACGACGCCCTCGGGATCGCGGGCGCGCATGACCACCTGGGCGAGGTTGAGCTCCACGTGGCGCGTGAAGACCGCGTAGTTGCAGAGGCGCTGGTAGAGGTAGTTGAGCGTGGTGGCGATGTGCTCGGTGACGAAGAAATACATGATCCAGCGGCGGAGCGGCATCTCGCTGACGTCGCCCAGCGCCTCCAAGCGTTCCATGGCCTCGTAAAAGTCCACGGCGAAGTTGAAAAACTGGGAGTTGCGCGCCGAGACGGTCAACTCCTCCTCCAGAAGACGGATGAGCTCGGCGATGGTGGCGCGCACCTCGCGCTCGAAGGCCCCCGGGAGTTCCTCCACTTCCTCCTCTTCTTCCTCCTCCACTAACATCTCTTCTACTTCCTCCTCAGGCGGTGGTGGTGGCGGGGGAGGGGGCCTGCGTCGCCGGCGGCGCACGGGCAGACGGTCGATGAAGCGCTCGATGGTCTCGCCGCGCCGGCGTCGCATGGTCTCGGTGACGGCGCGCCCGTCCTCGCGGGGCCGCAGCGTGAAGACGCCGCCGCGCATCTCCAGGTGGCCGGGGGGGTCCCCGTTGGGCAGGGAGAGGGCGCTGACGATGCATCTTATCAATTGCCCCGTAGGGACTCCGCGCAAGGACCTGAGCGTCTCGAGATCCACGGGATCTGAAAACCGTTGAACGAAGGCTTCGAGCCAGTCGCAGTCGCAAGGTAGGCTGAGCACGGTTTCTTCTGCCGGGTCATGTTGGGGAGCGGGGCGGGCGATGCTGCTGGTGATGAAGTTGAAATAGGCGGTTCTGAGACGGCGGATGGTGGCGAGGAGCACCAGGTCTTTGGGCCCGGCTTGCTGGATGCGCAGACGGTCGGCCATGCCCCAGGCGTGGTCCTGACACCTGGCCAGGTCCTTGTAGTAGTCCTGCATGAGCCGCTCCACGGGCACCTCCTCCTCGCCCGCGCGGCCGTGCATGCGCGTGAGCCCGAAGCCGCGCTGGGGCTGGACGAGCGCCAGGTCGGCGACGACGCGCTCGGCGAGGATGGCCTGCTGGATCTGGGTGAGGGTGGTCTGGAAGTCGTCAAAGTCGACGAAGCGGTGGTAGGCTCCGGTGTTGATGGTGTAGGAGCAGTTGGCCATGACGGACCAGTTGACGGTCTGGTGGCCCGGACGCACGAGCTCGTGGTACTTGAGGCGCGAGTAGGCGCGCGTGTCGAAGATGTAGTCGTTGCAGGTGCGCACCAGGTACTGGTAGCCGATGAGGAAGTGCGGCGGCGGCTGGCGGTAGAGCGGCCATCGCTCGGTGGCGGGGGCGCCGGGCGCGAGGTCCTCGAGCATGGTGCGGTGGTAGCCGTAGATGTACCTGGACATCCAGGTGATGCCGGCGGCGGTGGTGGAGGCGCGCGGGAACTCGCGGACGCGGTTCCAGATGTTGCGCAGCGGCAGGAAGTAGTTCATGGTGGGCACGGTCTGGCCCGTGAGGCGCGCGCAGTCGTGGATGCTCTATACGGGCAAAAACGAAAGCGGTCAGCGGCTCGACTCCGTGGCCTGGAGGCTAAGCGAACGGGTTGGGCTGCGCGTGTACCCCGGTTCGAATCTCGAATCAGGCTGGAGCCGCAGCTAACGTGGTACTGGCACTCCCGTCTCGACCCAAGCCTGCACCAACCCTCCAGGATACGGAGGCGGGTCGTTTTGCAACTTTTTTTGGAGGCCGGAAATGAAACTAGTAAGCGCGGAAAGCGGCCGACCGCGATGGCTCGCTGCCGTAGTCTGGAGAAGAATCGCCAGGGTTGCGTTGCGGTGTGCCCCGGTTCGAGGCCGGCCGGATTCCGCGGCTAACGAGGGCGTGGCTGCCCCGTCGTTTCCAAGACCCCATAGCCAGCCGACTTCTCCAGTTACGGAGCGAGCCCCTCTTTTGTTTTGTTTGTTTTTGCCAGATGCATCCCGTACTGCGGCAGATGCGCCCCCACCACCCTCCACCGCAACAACAGCCCCCTCCTCCACAGCCGGCGCTTCTGCCCCCGCCCCAGCAGCAGCAGCAACTTCCAGCCACGACCGCCGCGGCCGCCGTGAGCGGGGCTGGACAGACTTCTCAGTATGATCACCTGGCCTTGGAAGAGGGCGAGGGGCTGGCGCGCCTGGGGGCGTCGTCGCCGGAGCGGCACCCGCGCGTGCAGATGAAAAGGGACGCTCGCGAGGCCTACGTGCCCAAGCAGAACCTGTTCAGAGACAGGAGCGGCGAGGAGCCCGAGGAGATGCGCGCGGCCCGGTTCCACGCGGGGCGGGAGCTGCGGCGCGGCCTGGACCGAAAGAGGGTGCTGAGGGACGAGGATTTCGAGGCGGACGAGCTGACGGGGATCAGCCCCGCGCGCGCGCACGTGGCCGCGGCCAACCTGGTCACGGCGTACGAGCAGACCGTGAAGGAGGAGAGCAACTTCCAAAAATCCTTCAACAACCACGTGCGCACCCTGATCGCGCGCGAGGAGGTGACCCTGGGCCTGATGCACCTGTGGGACCTGCTGGAGGCCATCGTGCAGAACCCCACCAGCAAGCCGCTGACGGCGCAGCTGTTCCTGGTGGTGCAGCATAGTCGGGACAACGAGGCGTTCAGGGAGGCGCTGCTGAATATCACCGAGCCCGAGGGCCGCTGGCTCCTGGACCTGGTGAACATTCTGCAGAGCATCGTGGTGCAGGAGCGCGGGCTGCCGCTGTCCGAGAAGCTGGCGGCCATCAACTTCTCGGTGCTGAGTCTGGGCAAGTACTACGCTAGGAAGATCTACAAGACCCCGTACGTGCCCATAGACAAGGAGGTGAAGATCGACGGGTTTTACATGCGCATGACCCTGAAAGTGCTGACCCTGAGCGACGATCTGGGGGTGTACCGCAACGACAGGATGCACCGCGCGGTGAGCGCCAGCAGGCGGCGCGAGCTGAGCGACCAGGAGCTGATGCACAGCCTGCAGCGGGCCCTGACCGGGGCCGGGACCGAGGGGGAGAGCTACTTTGACATGGGCGCGGACCTGCACTGGCAGCCCAGCCGCCGGGCCTTGGAGGCGGCAGGCGGTCCCCCCTACATAGAAGAGGTGGACGATGAGGTGGACGAGGAGGGCGAGTACCTGGAAGACTGATGGCGCGACCGTATTTTTGCTAGATGCAACAACAGCCACCTCCTGATCCCGCGATGCGGGCGGCGCTGCAGAGCCAGCCGTCCGGCATTAACTCCTCGGACGATTGGACCCAGGCCATGCAACGCATCATGGCGCTGACGACCCGCAACCCCGAAGCCTTTAGACAGCAGCCCCAGGCCAACCGGCTCTCGGCCATCCTGGAGGCCGTGGTGCCCTCGCGCTCCAACCCCACGCACGAGAAGGTCCTGGCCATCGTGAACGCGCTGGTGGAGAACAAGGCCATCCGCGGCGACGAGGCCGGCCTGGTGTACAACGCGCTGCTGGAGCGCGTGGCCCGCTACAACAGCACCAACGTGCAGACCAACCTGGACCGCATGGTGACCGACGTGCGCGAGGCCGTGGCCCAGCGCGAGCGGTTCCACCGCGAGTCCAACCTGGGATCCATGGTGGCGCTGAACGCCTTCCTCAGCACCCAGCCCGCCAACGTGCCCCGGGGCCAGGAGGACTACACCAACTTCATCAGCGCCCTGCGCCTGATGGTGACCGAGGTGCCCCAGAGCGAGGTGTACCAGTCCGGGCCGGACTACTTCTTCCAGACCAGTCGCCAGGGCTTGCAGACCGTGAACCTGAGCCAGGCGTTCAAGAACTTGCAGGGCCTGTGGGGCGTGCAGGCCCCGGTCGGGGACCGCGCGACGGTGTCGAGCCTGCTGACGCCGAACTCGCGCCTGCTGCTGCTGCTGGTGGCCCCCTTCACGGACAGCGGCAGCATCAACCGCAACTCGTACCTGGGCTACCTGATTAACCTGTACCGCGAGGCCATCGGCCAGGCGCACGTGGACGAGCAGACCTACCAGGAGATCACCCACGTGAGCCGCGCCCTGGGCCAGGACGACCCGGGCAATCTGGAAGCCACCCTGAACTTTTTGCTGACCAACCGGTCGCAGAAGATCCCGCCCCAGTACACGCTCAGCGCCGAGGAGGAGCGCATCCTGCGATACGTGCAGCAGAGCGTGGGCCTGTTCCTGATGCAGGAGGGGGCCACCCCCAGCGCCGCGCTCGACATGACCGCGCGCAACATGGAGCCCAGCATGTACGCCAGCAACCGCCCGTTCATCAATAAACTGATGGACTACTTGCATCGGGCGGCCGCCATGAACTCTGACTATTTCACCAACGCCATCCTGAATCCCCACTGGCTCCCGCCGCCGGGGTTCTACACGGGCGAGTACGACATGCCCGACCCCAATGACGGGTTCCTGTGGGACGATGTGGACAGCAGCGTGTTCTCCCCCCGACCGGGTGCTAACGAGCGCCCCTTGTGGAAGAAGGAAGGCAGCGACCGACGCCCGTCCTCGGCGCTGTCCGGCCGCGAGGGTGCTGCCGCGGCGGTGCCCGAGGCCGCCAGTCCTTTCCCGAGCTTGCCCTTCTCGCTGAACAGTATTCGCAGCAGCGAGCTGGGCAGGATCACGCGCCCGCGCTTGCTGGGCGAGGAGGAGTACTTGAATGACTCGCTGTTGAGACCCGAGCGGGAGAAGAACTTCCCCAATAACGGGATAGAGAGCCTGGTGGACAAGATGAGCCGCTGGAAGACGTATGCGCAGGAGCACAGGGACGATCCGTCGCAGGGGGCCACGAGCCGGGGCAGCGCCGCCCGTAAACGCCGGTGGCACGACAGGCAGCGGGGACTGATGTGGGACGATGAGGATTCCGCCGACGACAGCAGCGTGTTGGACTTGGGTGGGAGTGGTAACCCGTTCGCTCACCTGCGCCCCCGCATCGGGCGCATGATGTAAGAGAAACCGAAAATAAATGATACTCACCAAGGCCATGGCGACCAGCGTGCGTTCGTTTCTTCTCTGTTGTTGTATCTAGTATGATGAGGCGTGCGTACCCGGAGGGTCCTCCTCCCTCGTACGAGAGCGTGATGCAGCAGGCGATGGCGGCGGCGGCGGCGATGCAGCCCCCGCTGGAGGCTCCTTACGTGCCCCCGCGGTACCTGGCGCCTACGGAGGGGCGGAACAGCATTCGTTACTCGGAGCTGGCACCCTTGTACGATACCACCCGGTTGTACCTGGTGGACAACAAGTCGGCGGACATCGCCTCGCTGAACTACCAGAACGACCACAGCAACTTCCTGACCACCGTGGTGCAGAACAATGACTTCACCCCCACGGAGGCCAGCACCCAGACCATCAACTTTGACGAGCGCTCGCGGTGGGGCGGTCAGCTGAAAACCATCATGCACACCAACATGCCCAACGTGAACGAGTTCATGTACAGCAACAAGTTCAAGGCGCGGGTGATGGTCTCCCGCAAGACCCCCAACGGGGTGACAGTGACAGATGGTAGTCAGGATATCTTGGAGTATGAATGGGTGGAGTTTGAGCTGCCCGAAGGCAACTTCTCGGTGACCATGACCATCGACCTGATGAACAACGCCATCATCGACAATTACTTGGCGGTGGGGCGGCAGAACGGGGTCCTGGAGAGCGATATCGGCGTGAAGTTCGACACTAGGAACTTCAGGCTGGGCTGGGACCCCGTGACCGAGCTGGTCATGCCCGGGGTGTACACCAACGAGGCCTTCCACCCCGATATTGTCTTGCTGCCCGGCTGCGGGGTGGACTTCACCGAGAGCCGCCTCAGCAACCTGCTGGGCATTCGCAAGAGGCAGCCCTTCCAGGAGGGCTTCCAGATCATGTACGAGGATCTGGAGGGGGGCAACATCCCCGCGCTCCTGGATGTCGACGCCTATGAGAAAAGCAAGGAGGAGAGCGCCGCCGCGGCGACTGCAGCTGTAGCCACCGCCTCTACCGAGGTCAGGGGCGATAATTTTGCCAGCCCTGCAGCAGTGGCAGCGGCCGAGGCGGCTGAAACCGAAAGTAAGATAGTCATTCAGCCGGTGGAGAAGGATAGCAAGGACAGGAGCTACAACGTGCTGCCGGACAAGATAAACACCGCCTACCGCAGCTGGTACCTGGCCTACAACTATGGCGACCCCGAGAAGGGCGTGCGCTCCTGGACGCTGCTCACCACCTCGGACGTCACCTGCGGCGTGGAGCAAGTCTACTGGTCGCTGCCCGACATGATGCAAGACCCGGTCACCTTCCGCTCCACGCGTCAAGTTAGCAACTACCCGGTGGTGGGCGCCGAGCTCCTGCCCGTCTACTCCAAGAGCTTCTTCAACGAGCAGGCCGTCTACTCGCAGCAGCTGCGCGCCTTCACCTCGCTCACGCACGTCTTCAACCGCTTCCCCGAGAACCAGATCCTCGTCCGCCCGCCCGCGCCCACCATTACCACCGTCAGTGAAAACGTTCCTGCTCTCACAGATCACGGGACCCTGCCGCTGCGCAGCAGTATCCGGGGAGTCCAGCGCGTGACCGTTACTGACGCCAGACGCCGCACCTGCCCCTACGTCTACAAGGCCCTGGGCATAGTCGCGCCGCGCGTCCTCTCGAGCCGCACCTTCTAAAAAATGTCCATTCTCATCTCGCCCAGTAATAACACCGGTTGGGGCCTGCGCGCGCCCAGCAAGATGTACGGAGGCGCTCGCCAACGCTCCACGCAACACCCCGTGCGCGTGCGCGGGCACTTCCGCGCTCCCTGGGGCGCCCTCAAGGGCCGCGTGCGGTCGCGCACCACCGTCGACGACGTGATCGACCAGGTGGTGGCCGACGCGCGCAACTACACCCCCGCCGCCGCGCCCGTCTCCACCGTGGACGCCGTCATCGACAGCGTGGTGGCCGACGCGCGCCGGTACGCCCGCGCCAAGAGCCGGCGGCGGCGCATCGCCCGGCGGCACCGGAGCACCCCCGCCATGCGCGCGGCGCGAGCCTTGCTGCGCAGGGCCAGGCGCACGGGACGCAGGGCCATGCTCAGGGCGGCCAGACGCGCGGCTTCAGGCGCCAGCGCCGGCAGGACCCGGAGACGCGCGGCCACGGCGGCGGCAGCGGCCATCGCCAGCATGTCCCGCCCGCGGCGAGGGAACGTGTACTGGGTGCGCGACGCCGCCACCGGTGTGCGCGTGCCCGTGCGCACCCGCCCCCCTCGCACTTGAAGATGTTCACTTCGCGATGTTGATGTGTCCCAGCGGCGAGGAGGATGTCCAAGCGCAAATTCAAGGAAGAGATGCTCCAGGTCATCGCGCCTGAGATCTACGGCCCCGCGGTGGTGAAGGAGGAAAGAAAGCCCCGCAAAATCAAGCGGGTCAAAAAGGACAAAAAGGAAGAAGATGACGATCTGGTGGAGTTTGTGCGCGAGTTCGCCCCCCGGCGGCGCGTGCAGTGGCGCGGGCGGAAAGTGCACCCGGTGCTGAGACCCGGCACCACCGTGGTCTTCACGCCCGGCGAGCGCTCCGGCAGCGCTTCCAAGCGCTCCTACGACGAGGTGTACGGGGACGAGGACATCCTCGAGCAGGCGGCCGAGCGCCTGGGCGAGTTTGCTTACGGCAAGCGCAGCCGCCCCGCCCTGAAGGAAGAGGCGGTGTCCATCCCGCTGGACCACGGCAACCCCACGCCGAGCCTCAAGCCCGTGACCCTGCAGCAGGTGCTGCCGAGCGCAGCGCCGCGCCGGGGGTTCAAGCGCGAGGGCGAGGATCTGTACCCCACCATGCAGCTGATGGTGCCCAAGCGCCAGAAGCTGGAAGACGTGCTGGAGACCATGAAGGTGGACCCGGACGTGCAGCCCGAGGTCAAGGTGCGGCCCATCAAGCAGGTGGCCCCGGGCCTGGGCGTGCAGACCGTGGACATCAAGATCCCCACGGAGCCCATGGAAACGCAGACCGAGCCCATGATCAAGCCCAGCACCAGCACCATGGAGGTGCAGACGGATCCCTGGATGCCATCGGCTCCTAGCCGAAGACCCCGGCGCAAGTACGGCGCGGCCAGCCTGCTGATGCCCAACTACGCGCTGCATCCTTCCATCATCCCCACGCCGGGCTACCGCGGCACGCGCTTCTACCGCGGTCATACAACCAGCCGCCGCCGCAAGACCACCACCCGCCGCCGCCGTCGCCGCACAGCCGCTGCATCTACCCCTGCCGCCCTGGTGCGGAGAGTGTACCGCCGCGGCCGCGCGCCTCTGACCCTACCGCGCGCGCGCTACCACCCGAGCATCGCCATTTAAACTTTCGCCTGCTTTGCAGATGGCCCTCACATGCCGCCTCCGCGTTCCCATTACGGGCTACCGAGGAAGAAAACCGCGCCGTAGAAGGCTGGCGGGGAACGGGATGCGTCGCCACCACCATCGGCGGCGGCGCGCCATCAGCAAGCGGTTGGGGGGAGGCTTCCTGCCCGCGCTGATCCCCATCATCGCCGCGGCGATCGGGGCGATCCCCGGCATTGCTTCCGTGGCGGTGCAGGCCTCTCAGCGCCACTGAGACACTTGGAAAACATCTTGTAATAAACCAATGGACTCTGACGCTCCTGGTCCTGTGATGTGTTTTCGTAGACAGATGGAAGACATCAATTTTTCGTCCCTGGCTCCGCGACACGGCACGCGGCCGTTCATGGGCACCTGGAGCGACATCGGCACCAGCCAACTGAACGGGGGCGCCTTCAATTGGAGCAGTCTCTGGAGCGGGCTTAAGAATTTCGGGTCCACGCTTAAAACCTATGGCAGCAAGGCGTGGAACAGCACCACAGGGCAGGCGCTGAGGGATAAGCTGAAAGAGCAGAACTTCCAGCAGAAGGTGGTCGATGGGCTCGCCTCGGGCATCAACGGGGTGGTGGACCTGGCCAACCAGGCCGTGCAGCGGCAGATCAACAGCCGCCTGGACCCGGTGCCGCCCGCCGGCTCCGTGGAGATGCCGCAGGTGGAGGAGGAGCTGCCTCCCCTGGACAAGCGGGGCGAGAAGCGACCCCGCCCCGACGCGGAGGAGACGCTGCTGACGCACACGGACGAGCCGCCCCCGTACGAGGAGGCGGTGAAACTGGGTCTGCCCACCACGCGGCCCATCGCGCCCCTGGCCACCGGGGTGCTGAAACCCGAAAGTAATAAGCCCGCGACCCTGGACTTGCCTCCTCCCGCTTCCCGCCCCTCTACAGTGGCTAAGCCCCTGCCGCCGGTGGCCGTGGCCCGCGCGCGACCCGGGGGCTCCGCCCGCCCTCATGCGAACTGGCAGAGCACTCTGAACAGCATCGTGGGTCTGGGAGTGCAGAGTGTGAAGCGCCGCCGCTGCTATTAAACCTACCGTAGCGCTTAACTTGCTTGTCTGTGTGTGTATGTATTATGTCGCCGCTGTCCGCCAGAAGGAGGAGTGAAGAGGCGCGTCGCCGAGTTGCAAGATGGCCACCCCATCGATGCTGCCCCAGTGGGCGTACATGCACATCGCCGGACAGGACGCTTCGGAGTACCTGAGTCCGGGTCTGGTGCAGTTCGCCCGCGCCACAGACACCTACTTCAGTCTGGGGAACAAGTTTAGGAACCCCACGGTGGCGCCCACGCACGATGTGACCACCGACCGCAGCCAGCGGCTGACGCTGCGCTTCGTGCCCGTGGACCGCGAGGACAACACCTACTCGTACAAAGTGCGCTACACGCTGGCCGTGGGCGACAACCGCGTGCTGGACATGGCCAGCACCTACTTTGACATCCGCGGCGTGCTGGATCGGGGCCCTAGCTTCAAACCCTACTCCGGCACCGCCTACAACAGCCTGGCTCCCAAGGGAGCGCCCAATTCCAGCCAGTGGGAGCAAAAAAAGGCAGGCAATGGTGACACTATGGAAACACACACATTTGGTGTGGCCCCAATGGGCGGTGAGAATATTACAATCGACGGATTACAAATTGGAACTGACGCTACAGCTGATCAGGATAAACCAATTTATGCTGACAAAACATTCCAGCCTGAACCTCAAGTAGGAGAAGAAAATTGGCAAGAAACTGAAAGCTTTTATGGCGGTAGGGCTCTTAAAAAAGACACAAGCATGAAACCTTGCTATGGCTCCTATGCTAGACCCACCAATGTAAAGGGAGGTCAAGCTAAACTTAAAGTTGGAGCTGATGGAGTTCCTACCAAAGAATTTGACATAGACCTGGCTTTCTTTGATACTCCCGGTGGCACAGTGAATGGACAAGATGAGTATAAAGCAGACATTGTCATGTATACCGAAAACACGTATCTGGAAACTCCAGACACGCATGTGGTATACAAACCAGGCAAGGATGATGCAAGTTCTGAAATTAACCTGGTTCAGCAGTCCATGCCCAATAGACCCAACTATATTGGGTTCAGAGACAACTTTATTGGGCTCATGTATTACAACAGTACTGGCAATATGGGGGTGCTGGCTGGTCAGGCCTCACAGCTGAATGCTGTGGTCGACTTGCAAGACAGAAACACCGAGCTGTCATACCAGCTCTTGCTTGACTCTTTGGGTGACAGAACCCGGTATTTCAGTATGTGGAATCAGGCGGTGGACAGTTATGATCCTGATGTGCGCATTATTGAAAACCATGGTGTGGAAGACGAACTTCCCAACTATTGCTTCCCCCTGGATGGGTCTGGCACTAATGCCGCTTACCAAGGTGTGAAAGTAAAAAATGGTAACGATGGTGATGTTGAGAGCGAATGGGAAAATGATGATACTGTCGCAGCTCGAAATCAATTATGCAAGGGCAACATTTTTGCCATGGAAATTAACCTCCAAGCCAACCTGTGGAGAAGTTTCCTCTACTCGAACGTGGCCCTGTACCTGCCCGACTCTTACAAGTACACGCCAGCCAACATCACCCTGCCCACCAACACCAACACTTATGATTACATGAACGGGAGAGTGGTGCCTCCCTCGCTGGTGGACGCCTACATCAACATCGGGGCGCGCTGGTCGCTGGACCCCATGGACAACGTCAATCCCTTCAACCACCACCGCAACGCGGGCCTGCGCTACCGCTCCATGCTCCTGGGCAACGGGCGCTACGTGCCCTTCCACATCCAGGTGCCCCAGAAATTTTTCGCCATCAAGAGCCTCCTGCTCCTGCCCGGGTCCTACACCTACGAGTGGAACTTCCGCAAGGACGTCAACATGATCCTGCAGAGCTCCCTCGGCAACGACCTGCGCACGGACGGGGCCTCCATCTCCTTCACCAGCATCAACCTCTACGCCACCTTCTTCCCCATGGCGCACAACACGGCCTCCACGCTCGAGGCCATGCTGCGCAACGACACCAACGACCAGTCCTTCAACGACTACCTCTCGGCGGCCAACATGCTCTACCCCATCCCGGCCAACGCCACCAACGTGCCCATCTCCATCCCCTCGCGCAACTGGGCCGCCTTCCGCGGCTGGTCCTTCACGCGCCTCAAGACCAAGGAGACGCCCTCGCTGGGCTCCGGGTTCGACCCCTACTTCGTCTACTCGGGCTCCATCCCCTACCTCGACGGCACCTTCTACCTCAACCACACCTTCAAGAAGGTCTCCATCACCTTCGACTCCTCCGTCAGCTGGCCCGGCAACGACCGGCTCCTGACGCCCAACGAGTTCGAAATCAAGCGCACCGTCGACGGCGAGGGATACAACGTGGCCCAGTGCAACATGACCAAGGACTGGTTCCTGGTCCAGATGCTGGCCCACTACAACATCGGCTACCAGGGCTTCTACGTGCCCGAGGGCTACAAGGACCGCATGTACTCCTTCTTCCGCAACTTCCAGCCCATGAGCCGCCAGGTGGTGGACGAGGTCAACTACAAGGACTACCAGGCCGTCACCCTGGCCTACCAGCACAACAACTCGGGCTTCGTCGGCTACCTCGCGCCCACCATGCGCCAGGGCCAGCCCTACCCCGCCAACTACCCGTACCCGCTCATCGGCAAGAGCGCCGTCACCAGCGTCACCCAGAAAAAGTTCCTCTGCGACAGGGTCATGTGGCGCATCCCCTTCTCCAGCAACTTCATGTCCATGGGCGCGCTCACCGACCTCGGCCAGAACATGCTCTATGCCAACTCCGCCCACGCGCTAGACATGAATTTCGAAGTCGACCCCATGGATGAGTCCACCCTTCTCTATGTTGTCTTCGAAGTCTTCGACGTCGTCCGAGTGCACCAGCCCCACCGCGGCGTCATCGAGGCCGTCTACCTGCGCACCCCCTTCTCGGCCGGTAACGCCACCACCTAAATTGCTACTTGCATGATGGCTGAGCCCACAGGCTCCGGCGAGCAGGAGCTCAGGGCCATCATCCGCGACCTGGGCTGCGGGCCCTACTTCCTGGGCACCTTCGATAAGCGCTTCCCGGGATTCATGGCCCCGCACAAGCTGGCCTGCGCCATCGTCAACACGGCCGGCCGCGAGACCGGGGGCGAGCACTGGCTGGCCTTCGCCTGGAACCCGCGCTCGAACACCTGCTACCTCTTCGACCCCTTCGGGTTCTCGGACGAGCGCCTCAAGCAGATCTACCAGTTCGAGTACGAGGGCCTGCTGCGCCGTAGCGCCCTGGCCACCGAGGACCGCTGCGTCACCCTGGAAAAGTCCACCCAGACCGTGCAGGGTCCGCGCTCGGCCGCCTGCGGGCTCTTCTGCTGCATGTTCCTGCACGCCTTCGTGCACTGGCCCGACCGCCCCATGGACAAGAACCCCACCATGAACTTGCTGACGGGGGTGCCCAACGGCATGCTCCAGTCGCCCCAGGTGGAACCCACCCTGCGCCGCAACCAGGAGGCGCTCTACCGCTTCCTCAACTCCCACTCCGCCTACTTTCGCTCCCACCGCGCGCGCATCGAGAAGGCCACCGCCTTCGACCGCATGAACAATCAAGACATGTAAACCGTGTGTGTATGTTTAAAATATCTTTTAATAAACAGCACTTTAATGTTACACATGCATCTGAGATGATTTTATTTTAGAAATCGAAAGGGTTCTGCCGGGTCTCGGCATGGCCCGCGGGCAGGGACACGTTGCGGAACTGGTACTTGGCCAGCCACTTGAACTCGGGGATCAGCAGTTTGGGCAGCGGGGTGTCGGGGAAGGAGTCGGTCCACAGCTTCCGCGTCAGCTGCAGGGCGCCCAGCAGGTCGGGCGCGGAGATCTTGAAATCGCAGTTGGGACCCGCGTTCTGCGCGCGAGAGTTGCGGTACACGGGGTTGCAGCACTGGAACACCATCAGGGCCGGGTGCTTCACGCTCGCCAGCACCGCCGCGTCGGTGATGCTCTCCACGTCGAGGTCCTCGGCGTTGGCCATCCCGAAGGGGGTCATCTTGCAGGTCTGCCTTCCCATGGTGGGCACGCACCCGGGCTTGTGGTTGCAATCGCAGTGCAGGGGGATCAGCATCATCTGGGCCTGGTCGGCGTTCATCCCCGGGTACATGGCCTTCATGAAAGCCTCCAATTGCCTGAACGCCTGCTGGGCCTTGGCTCCCTCGGTGAAGAAGACCCCGCAGGACTTGCTAGAGAACTGGTTGGTGGCACAGCCGGCATCGTGCACGCAGCAGCGCGCGTCGTTGTTGGCCAGCTGCACCACGCTGCGCCCCCAGCGGTTCTGGGTGATCTTGGCCCGGTCGGGGTTCTCCTTCAGCGCGCGCTGCCCGTTCTCGCTCGCCACATCCATCTCGATCATGTGCTCCTTCTGGATCATGGTGGTCCCGTGCAGGCACCGCAGTTTGCCCTCGGCCTCGGTGCACCCGTGCAGCCACAGCGCGCACCCGGTGCACTCCCAGTTCTTGTGGGCGATCTGGGAATGCGCGTGCACGAACCCTTGCAGGAAGCGGCCCATCATGGTCGTCAGGGTCTTGTTGCTAGTGAAGGTCAACGGGATGCCGCGGTGCTCCTCGTTGATGTACAGGTGGCAGATGCGGCGGTACACCTCGCCCTGCTCGGGCATCAGTTGGAAGTTGGCTTTCAGGTCGGTCTCCACGCGGTAGCGGTCCATCAGCATAGTCATGATTTCCATGCCCTTCTCCCAGGCCGAGACGATGGGCAGGCTCATAGGGTTCTTCACCATCATCTTAGCACTAGCAGCCGCGGCCAGGGGGTCGCTCTCATCCAGGGTCTCAAAGCTCCGCTTGCCGTCCTTCTCGGTGATCCGCACCGGGGGGTAGCTGAAGCCCACGGCCGCCAGCTCCTCCTCGGCCTGTCTTTCGTCCTCGCTGTCCTGGCTGACGTCCTGCATGACCACATGCTTGGTCTTGCGGGGTTTCTTCTTGGGCGGCAGTGGCGGCGGAGATGCTTGTGGCGAGGGGGAGCGCGAGTTCTCGCTCACCACTACTATCTCTTCCTCTTCTTGGTCCGAGGCCACGCGGCGGTAGGTATGTCTCTTCGGGGGCAGAGGCGGAGGCGACGGGCTCTCGCCGCCGCGACTTGGCGGATGGCTGGCAGAGCCCCTTCCGCGTTCGGGGGTGCGCTCCCGGCGGCGCTCTGACTGACTTCCTCCGCGGCCGGCCATTGTGTTCTCCTAGGGAGGAACAACAAGCATGGAGACTCAGCCATCGCCAACCTCGCCATCTGCCCCCACCGCCGGCGACGAGAAGCAGCAGCAGCAGAATGAAAGCTTAACCGCCCCGCCGCCCAGCCCCGCCTCCGACGCAGCCGCGGTCCCAGACATGCAAGAGATGGAGGAATCCATCGAGATTGACCTGGGCTATGTGACGCCCGCGGAGCATGAGGAGGAGCTGGCAGTGCGCTTTCAATCGTCAAGCCAGGAAGATAAAGAACAGCCAGAGCAGGAAGCAGAGAACGAGCAGAGTCAGGCTGGGCTCGAGCATGGCGACTACCTCCACCTGAGCGGGGAGGAGGACGCGCTCATCAAGCATCTGGCCCGGCAGGCCACCATCGTCAAGGACGCGCTGCTCGACCGCACCGAGGTGCCCCTCAGCGTGGAGGAGCTCAGCCGCGCCTACGAGCTCAACCTCTTCTCGCCGCGCGTGCCCCCCAAGCGCCAGCCCAACGGCACCTGCGAGCCCAACCCCCGCCTCAACTTCTACCCGGTCTTCGCGGTGCCCGAGGCCCTGGCCACCTACCACATCTTTTTCAAGAACCAAAAGATCCCCGTCTCCTGCCGCGCCAACCGCACCCGCGCCGACGCCCTCTTCAACCTGGGTCCCGGCGCCCGCCTACCTGATATCGCCTCCTTGGAAGAGGTTCCCAAGATCTTCGAGGGTCTGGGCAGCGACGAGACTCGGGCCGCGAACGCTCTGCAAGGAGAAGGAGGAGGAGAGCATGAGCACCACAGCGCCCTGGTCGAGTTGGAAGGCGACAACGCGCGGCTGGCGGTGCTCAAACGCACGGTCGAGCTGACCCATTTCGCCTACCCGGCTCTGAACCTGCCCCCGAAAGTCATGAGCGCGGTCATGGACCAGGTGCTCATCAAGCGCGCGTCGCCCATCTCCGAGGACGAGGGCATGCAAGACTCCGAGGAGGGCAAGCCCGTGGTCAGCGACGAGCAGCTGGCCCGGTGGCTGGGTCCTAATGCTACCCCTCAAAGTTTGGAAGAGCGGCGCAAGCTCATGATGGCCGTGGTCCTGGTGACCGTGGAGCTGGAGTGCCTGCGCCGCTTCTTCGCCGACGCGGAGACCCTGCGCAAGGTCGAGGAGAACCTGCACTACCTCTTCAGGCACGGGTTCGTGCGCCAGGCCTGCAAGATCTCCAACGTGGAGCTGACCAACCTGGTCTCCTACATGGGCATCTTGCACGAGAACCGCCTGGGGCAGAACGTGCTGCACACCACCCTGCGCGGGGAGGCCCGCCGCGACTACATCCGCGACTGCGTCTACCTCTACCTCTGCCACACCTGGCAGACGGGCATGGGCGTGTGGCAGCAGTGTCTGGAGGAGCAGAACCTGAAAGAGCTCTGCAAGCTCCTGCAAAAGAACCTCAAGGGTCTGTGGACCGGGTTCGACGAGCGGACCACCGCCTCGGACCTGGCCGACCTCATCTTCCCCGAGCGCCTCAGGCTGACGCTGCGCAACGGCCTGCCCGACTTTATGAGCCAAAGCATGTTGCAAAACTTTCGCTCTTTCATCCTCGAACGCTCCGGAATCCTGCCCGCCACCTGCTCCGCGCTGCCCTCGGACTTCGTGCCGCTGACCTTCCGCGAGTGCCCCCCGCCGCTGTGGAGCCACTGCTACCTGCTGCGCCTGGCCAACTACCTGGCCTACCACTCGGACGTGATCGAGGACGTCAGCGGCGAGGGCCTGCTCGAGTGCCACTGCCGCTGCAACCTCTGCACGCCGCACCGCTCCCTGGCCTGCAACCCCCAGCTGCTGAGCGAGACCCAGATCATCGGCACCTTCGAGTTGCAAGGGCCCAGCGAGGGCGAGGGAGCCAAGGGGGGTCTGAAACTCACCCCGGGGCTGTGGACCTCGGCCTACTTGCGCAAGTTCGTGCCCGAGGATTACCATCCCTTCGAGATCAGGTTCTACGAGGACCAATCCCAGCCGCCCAAGGCCGAGCTGTCGGCCTGCGTCATCACCCAGGGGGCGATCCTGGCCCAATTGCAAGCCATCCAGAAATCCCGCCAAGAATTCTTGCTGAAAAAGGGCCGCGGGGTCTACCTCGACCCCCAGACCGGTGAGGAGCTCAACCCCGGCTTCCCCCAGGATGCCCCGAGGAAACAAGAAGCTGAAAGTGGAGCTGCCGCCCGTGGAGGATTTGGAGGAAGACTGGGAGAACAGCAGTCAGGCAGAGGAGATGGAGGAAGACTGGGACAGCACTCAGGCAGAGGAGGACAGCCTGCAAGACAGTCTGGAGGAAGACGAGGAGGAGGCAGAGGAGGAGGTGGAAGAAGCAGCCGCCGCCAGACCGTCGTCCTCGGCGGGGGAGAAAGCAAGCAGCACGGATACCATCTCCGCTCCGGGTCGGGGTCCCGCTCGGCCCCACAGTAGATGGGACGAGACCGGGCGATTCCCGAACCCCACCACCCAGACCGGTAAGAAGGAGCGGCAGGGATACAAGTCCTGGCGGGGGCACAAAAACGCCATCGTCTCCTGCTTGCAGGCCTGCGGGGGCAACATCTCCTTCACCCGGCGCTACCTGCTCTTCCACCGCGGGGTGAACTTCCCCCGCAACATCTTGCATTACTACCGTCACCTCCACAGCCCCTACTACTTCCAAGAAGAGGCAGCAGCAGCAGAAAAAGACCAGAAAACCAGCTAGAAAATCCACAGCGGCGGCAGCGGCAGGTGGACTGAGGATCGCGGCGAACGAGCCGGCGCAGACCCGGGAGCTGAGGAACCGGATCTTTCCCACCCTCTATGCCATCTTCCAGCAGAGTCGGGGGCAGGAGCAGGAACTGAAAGTCAAGAACCGTTCTCTGCGCTCGCTCACCCGCAGTTGTCTGTATCACAAGAGCGAAGACCAACTTCAGCGCACTCTCGAGGACGCCGAGGCTCTCTTCAACAAGTACTGCGCGCTCACTCTTAAAGAGTAGCCCGCGCCCGCCCAGTCGCAGAAAAAGGCGGGAATTACGTCACCTGTGCCCTTCGCCCTAGCCGCCTCCACCCAGCACCGCCATGAGCAAAGAGATTCCCACGCCTTACATGTGGAGCTACCAGCCCCAGATGGGCCTGGCCGCCGGCGCCGCCCAGGACTACTCCACCCGCATGAATTGGCTCAGCGCCGGGCCCGCGATGATCTCACGGGTGAATGACATCCGCGCCCACCGAAACCAGATACTCCTAGAACAGTCAGCGCTCACCGCCACGCCCCGCAATCACCTCAATCCGCGTAATTGGCCCGCCGCCCTGGTGTACCAGGAAATTCCCCAGCCCACGACCGTACTACTTCCGCGAGACGCCCAGGCCGAAGTCCAGCTGACTAACTCAGGTGTCCAGCTGGCGGGCGGCGCCACCCTGTGTCGTCACCGCCCCGCTCAGGGTATAAAGCGGCTGGTGATCCGGGGCAGAGGCACACAGCTCAACGACGAGGTGGTGAGCTCTTCGCTGGGTCTGCGACCTGACGGAGTCTTCCAACTCGCCGGATCGGGGAGATCTTCCTTCACGCCTCGTCAGGCGGTCCTGACTTTGGAGAGTTCGTCCTCGCAGCCCCGCTCGGGCGGCATCGGCACTCTCCAGTTCGTGGAGGAGTTCACTCCCTCGGTCTACTTCAACCCCTTCTCCGGCTCCCCCGGCCACTACCCGGACGAGTTCATCCCGAACTTTGACGCCATCAGCGAGTCGGTGGACGGCTACGATTGAATGTCCCATGGTGGCGCGGCTGACCTAGCTCGGCTTCGACACCTGGACCACTGCCGCCGCTTTCGCTGCTTCGCTCGGGACCTCGCCGAGTTCACCTACTTTGAGCTGCCCGAGGAGCATCCTCAGGGCCCGGCCCACGGAGTGCGGATCGTCGTCGAAGGGGGCCTAGACTCCCACCTGCTTCGGATCTTCAGCCAGCGCCCGATCCTGGTCGAGCGCCAACAGGGCAACACCCTCCTGACCCTCTACTGCATCTGCGACCACCCCGGCCTGCATGAAAGTCTTTGTTGTCTGCTGTGTACTGAGTATAATAAAAGCTGAGATCAGCGACTACTCCGGACTCAACTGTGGTGTTTCTGCATCCATCAATCGGTCTCTGACCTTCACCGGGAACGAGACCGAGCTCCAGGTCCAGTGTAAGCCCCACAAGAAGTACCTCACCTGGCTGTACCAGGGCTCCCCGATCGCCGTTGTTAACCACTGCGACGACGACGGAGTCCTGCTGAACGGCCCCGCCAACCTTACTTTTTCCACCCGCAGAAGCAAGCTACTGCTCTTCCGACCCTTCCTCCCCGGCACCTATCAGTGCATCTCGGGACCCTGCCATCACACCTTCCACCTGATCCCGAATACCACCTCTTCCCCAGCACCGCTCCCCACTAACAACCAAACTAACCACCACCAACGCTACCGACGCGACCTCGTTTCTGAATCTAATACCACCCACACCGGAGGTGAGCTCCGAGGTCGCAAACCCTCTGGGATTTATTACGGCCCCTGGGAGGTGGTGGGGTTAATAGCTTTAGGCTTAGTGGCGGGTGGGCTTTTGGCTCTCTGCTACCTATACCTCCCTTGCTTTTCCTACTTAGTGGTGCTTTGTTGCTGGTTTAAGAAATGGGGAAGATCACCCTAGTGTGCGGTGTGCTGGTGACGGTGGTGCTTTCGATTCTGGGAGGGGGAAGCGCGGCTGTAGTGACGGAGAAGAAGGCCGATCCCTGCTTGACTTTCAACCCCGATAAATGCCGGCTGAGTTTTCAGCCCGATGGCAATCGGTGCGCGGTGTTGATCAAGTGCGGATGGGAATGCGAGAGCGTGTTGGTCCAGTATAAAAACAAGACCTGGAACAATACTCTCGCGTCCACATGGCAGCCCGGGGACCCCGAGTGGTACACCGTCTCTGTCCCTGGTGCTGACGGCTCCCTCCGCACGGTGAACAACACTTTCATTTTTGAGCACATGTGCGAGACCGCCATGTTCATGAGCAAGCAGTACGGTATGTGGCCCCCACGTAAAGAGAATATCGTGGTCTTCTCCATCGCTTACAGCGCGTGCACGGTGCTAATCACCGCGATCGTGTGCCTGAGCATTCACATGCTCATCGCTATTCGCCCCAGAAATAATGCCGAGAAAGAGAAACAGCCATAACACACTTTTCACATACCTTTTTCAGACCATGGCCTCTGTTACAATCCTTATTTATTTTTTGGGACTTGTGGGCACTAGCAGCACTTTTCAGCATATAAACAAAACTGTTTATGCTGGTTCAAATTCTGTGTTAGCTGGACATCAGTCATACCAGAAAGTTTCATGGTACTGGTATGATAAAAATCAAACACCCGTTACACTCTGCAAGGGTCCACAACAGCCCGTAAACCGTAGTGGGATTTTTTTTAGCTGTAATCATAATAATATCACACTACTTTCAATTACAAAGCACTATGCTGGAACTTACTATGGAACCAATTTCAATATCAAACATGACACTTACTATAGTGTCAGAGTATTGGATCCAACTACCCCTAGAACAACTACAAAGCCCACCACAACTAAGAAGCCCACTACACCTAAGAAGCCTACCACGCCCAAAACCACTAAGACAACTACTAAGACCACTACCACAGAGCCAACCACAACCAGCACCCACACTTGCTATAACTACACACACACACACACACTGAGCTGACCTCACAGGCAACTACTGAAAATGGTTTTGCCCTGTTACAAAAGGGGGAAAACAGTAGCAGCAGTCCTCTGCCTACCACCCCCAGTGAGGAAATACCTAAATCCATGGTTGGCATTATCGCTGCTGTAGTGGTGTGTATGCTGATTATCATCTTGTGCATGATGTACTATGCCTGCTACTACAGAAAACACAGGCTGAACAACAAGCTGGACCCCCTACTGAATGTTGATTTTTAATTTTTTAGAACCATGAAGATCCTAAGCCTTTTTTGTTTTTCTATAATTATTACCTCTGCTATTTGTAACTCAGTGGATAAGGACGTTACTGTCACCACTGGCTCTAATTATACACTGAAAGGACCTCCCTCAGGTATGCTTTCGTGGTATTGCTATTTTGGAACTGATGTTTCACAAACTGAATTGTGTAATTTTCAAAAAGGCAAAACCCAAAATCCTAAAATTCATAACTATCAATGCAATGGTACTGATTTAGTACTGTTCAATATCACGAAAACATATGCTGGAAGTTATTACTGCCCGGGAGATAATGTTGACAATATGATTTTTTACGAATTACAAGTAGTTGATCCCACTACTCCAGCACCACCCACCACAACTACCAAGGCACATAGCACAGACACACAGGAAACCACTCCAGAGGCAGAAGTAGCAGAGTTAGCAAAGCAGATTCATGAAGATTCCTTTGTTGCCAATACCCCCACACACCCCGGACCGCAATGTCCAGGGCCATTAGTCAGCGGCATTGTCGGTGTGCTTTGCGGGTTAGCAGTTATAATCATCTGCATGTTCATTTTTGCTTGCTGCTACAGAAGGCTTCACCGACAAAAATCAGACCCACTGCTGAACCTCTATGTTTAATTTTTGATTTTCCAGAGCCATGAAGGCACTTAGCACTTTAGTTTTTTTGACCTTGATTGGCATTGTTTTTAATAGTAAAATTACCAGGGTTAGCTTTCTCAAACATGTTAATGTTACTGAAGGAAATAATATCACACTAGTAGGTGTAGAAGGTGCTCAAAACACCACCTGGACAAAATACCATCTCGGGTGGAAAGATATTTGCACCTGGAATGTCACTTATTTTTGCATAGGAGTTAATCTTACCATTGTTAATGCTAATCAATCTCAGAATGGATTAATTAAAGGGCAGAGCGTGAGTGTTACCAGTGATGGGTACTATACCCAGCATAATTTCAACTACAACATTACTGTTATACCACTGCCAACACCTAGCCCACCTAGCACTACTCAGACCACACAAACAACTCACACTACACAGAGCTCCACAACTACCATGCAGACCACTCAGACAACCACATACACTACTTCCCCTCAGCCCACCACCACTACAGCAGAGGCGAGTAGCTCACCCACCATCAAAGTGGCATTTTTAATGCTGGCCCCATCTAGCAGTCCCACTGCTAGTACCAATGAGCAGACTACTGAATTTTTGTCCACTATTCAGAGCAGCACCACAGCTACCTCGAGTGCCTTCTCTAGCACCGCCAATCTCACCTCGCTTTCCTCTATGCCAATCAGTAATGCTACTACCTCCCCCGCTCCTCTTCCCACTCCTCTGAAGCAATCCGAGTCCAGCACGCAGCTGCAGATCACCCTGCTCATTGTGATCGGGGTGGTCATCCTGGCAGTGCTGCTCTACTTTATCTTCTGCCGTCGCATCCCCAACGCAAAGCCGGCCTACAAGCCCATTGTTATCGGGACGCCGGAGCCGCTTCAGGTGGAGGGAGGTCTAAGGAATCTTCTCTTCTCTTTTACAGTATGGTGATTTGAACTATGATTCCTAGACATTTCATTATCACTTCTCTAATCTGTGTGCTCCAAGTCTGTGCCACCCTCGCTCTCGTGGCTAACGCGAGTCCAGACTGCATTGGAGCGTTCGCCTCCTACGTGCTCTTTGCCTTCATCACCTGCATCTGCTGCTGTAGCATAGTCTGCCTGCTTATCACCTTCTTCCAGTTCGTTGACTGGGTCTTTGTGCGCATCGCCTACCTGCGCCACCACCCCCAGTACCGCGACCAGAGAGTGGCGCAACTGTTGAGACTCATCTGATGATAAGCATGCGGGCTCTGCTACTACTTCTCGCGCTTCTGCTAGCTCCCCTCGCCGCCCCCCTATCCCTCAAATCCCCCACCCAGTCCCCTGAAGAGGTTCGAAAATGTAAATTCCAAGAACCCTGGAAATTCCTTTCATGCTACAAACTCAAATCAGAAATGCACCCCAGCTGGATCATGATCGTTGGAATCGTGAACATCCTTGCCTGTACCCTCTTCTCCTTTGTGATTTACCCCCGCTTTGACTTTGGGTGGAACGCACCCGAGGCGCTCTGGCTCCCGCCTGATCCCGACACACCACCACAGCAGCAGCAGCAAAATCAGGCACAGGCACACGCACCACCACAGCCTAGGCCACAATACATGCCCATCTTAAACTATGAGGCCGAGGCACAGCGAGCCATGCTTCCTGCTATTAGTTACTTCAATCTAACCGGCGGAGATGACTGACCCCATGGCCAACAACACCGTCAACGACCTCCTGGACATGGACGGCCGCGCCTCGGAGCAGCGACTCGCCCAACTCCGCATCCGCCAGCAGCAGGAGAGAGCCGTCAAGGAGCTGCAGGATGCGGTGGCCATCCACCAGTGCAAGAGAGGCATCTTCTGCCTGGTGAAGCAGGCCAAGATCTCCTTCGAGGTCACGTCCACCGACCATCGCCTCTCCTACGAGCTCCTGCAGCAGCGCCAGAAGTTCACCTGCCTGGTCGGAGTCAACCCCATCGTCATCACCCAGCAGTCTGGCGATACCAAGGGTTGCATCCACTGCTCCTGCGACTCCCCCGAGTGCGTTCACACCCTGATCAAGACCCTCTGCGGCCTCCGCGACCTCCTCCCCATGAACTAATCAACTAACCCCCTACCCCTTTACCCTCCAGTAAAAATAAAGATTAAAAATGATTGAATTGATCAATAAAGAATCACTTACTTGAAATCTGAAACCAGGTCTCTGTCCATGTTTTCTGTCAGCAGCACTTCACTCCCCTCTTCCCAACTCTGGTACTGCAGGCCCCGGCGGGCTGCAAACTTCCTCCACACTCTGAAGGGGATGTCAAATTCCTCCTGTCCCTCAATCTTCATTTTTATCTTCTATCAGATGTCCAAAAAGCGCGCGCGGGTGGATGATGGCTTCGACCCCGTGTACCCCTACGATGCAGACAACGCACCGACTGTGCCCTTCATCAACCCTCCCTTCGTCTCTTCAGATGGATTCCAAGAAAAGCCCCTGGGGGTGTTGTCCCTGCGACTGGCCGACCCCGTCACCACCAAGAATGGGGCTGTCACCCTCAAGCTGGGGGAGGGGGTGGACCTCGACGACTCGGGAAAACTCATCTCCAAAAATGCCACCAAGGCCACTGCCCCTCTCAGTATTTCCAACGGCACCATTTCCCTTAACATGGCTGCCCCTTTTTACAACAACAATGGAACGTTAAGTCTCAATGTTTCTACACCATTAGCAGTATTTCCCACTTTTAACACTTTAGGTATCAGTCTTGGAAACGGTCTTCAAACTTCTAATAAGTTGCTGACTGTACAGTTAACTCATCCTCTTACATTCAGCTCAAATAGCATCACAGTAAAAACAGACAAAGGACTCTATATTAATTCTAGTGGAAACAGAGGGCTTGAGGCTAACATAAGCCTAAAAAGAGGACTGATTTTTGATGGTAATGCTATTGCAACATACCTTGGAAGTGGTTTAGACTATGGATCCTATGATAGCGATGGGAAAACAAGACCCATCATCACCAAAATTGGAGCAGGTTTGAATTTTGATGCTAATAATGCCATGGCTGTGAAGCTAGGCACAGGTTTAAGTTTTGACTCTGCCGGTGCCTTAACAGCTGGAAACAAAGAGGATGACAAGCTAACACTTTGGACTACACCTGACCCAAGCCCTAATTGTCAATTACTTTCAGACAGAGATGCCAAATTTACCCTATGTCTTACAAAATGCGGTAGTCAAATACTAGGCACTGTTGCAGTAGCTGCTGTTACTGTAGGTTCAGCACTAAATCCAATTAATGACACAGTAAAAAGCGCCATAGTATTCCTTAGATTTGACTCTGACGGTGTGCTCATGTCAAACTCATCAATGGTAGGTGATTACTGGAACTTTAGGGAAGGACAGACCACCCAAAGTGTGGCCTATACAAATGCTGTGGGATTCATGCCCAATCTAGGTGCATATCCTAAAACCCAAAGCAAAACACCAAAAAATAGTATAGTAAGTCAGGTATATTTAAATGGAGAAACTACTATGCCAATGACACTGACAATAACTTTCAATGGCACTGATGAAAAAGACACAACACCTGTGAGCACTTACTCCATGACTTTTACATGGCAGTGGACTGGAGACTATAAGGACAAGAATATTACCTTTGCTACCAACTCCTTTACTTTCTCCTACATGGCCCAAGAATAAACCCTGCATGCCAACCCCATTGTTCCCACCACTATGGAAAACTCTGAAGCAGAAAAAAATAAAGTTCAAGTGTTTTATTGATTCAACAGTTTTCACAGAATTCGAGTAGTTATTTTCCCTCCTCCCTCCCAACTCATGGAATACACCACCCTCTCCCCACGCACAGCCTTAAACATCTGAATGCCATTGGTAATGGACATGGTTTTGGTCTCCACATTCCACACAGTTTCAGAGCGAGCCAGTCTCGGGTCGGTCAGGGAGATGAAACCCTCCGGGCACTCCTGCATCTGCACCTCAAAGTTCAGTAGCTGAGGGCTGTCCTCGGTGGTCGGGATCACAGTTATCTGGAAGAAGAGCGGTGAGAGTCATAATCCGCGAACGGGATCGGGCGGTTGTGGCGCATCAGGCCCCGCAGCAGTCGCTGTCTGCGCCGCTCCGTCAAGCTGCTGCTCAAGGGGTCTGGGTCCAGGGACTCCCTGCGCATGATGCCGATGGCCCTGAGCATCAGTCGCCTGGTGCGGCGGGCGCAGCAGCGGATGCGGATCTCACTCAGGTCGGAGCAGTACGTGCAGCACAGCACTACCAAGTTGTTCAACAGTCCATAGTTCAACGTGCTCCAGCCAAAACTCATCTGTGGAACTATGCTGCCCACATGTCCATCGTACCAGATCCTGATGTAAATCAGGTGGCGCCCCCTCCAGAACACACTGCCCATGTACATGATCTCCTTGGGCATGTGCAGGTTCACCACCTCCCGGTACCACATCACCCGCTGGTTGAACATGCAGCCCTGGATAATCCTGCGGAACCAGATGGCCAGCACCGCCCCGCCCGCCATGCAGCGCAGGGACCCCGGGTCCTGGCAATGGCAGTGGAGCACCCACCGCTCACGGCCGTGGATTAACTGGGAGCTGAACAAGTCTATGTTGGCACAGCACAGGCACACGCTCATGCATGTCTTCAGCACTCTCAGTTCCTCGGGGGTCAGGACCATGTCCCAGGGCACGGGGAACTCTTGCAGGACAGTGAACCCGGCAGAACAGGGCAGCCCTCGCACACAACTTACATTGTGCATGGACAGGGTATCGCAATCAGGCAGCACCGGATGATCCTCCACCAGAGAAGCGCGGGTCTCGGTCTCCTCACAGCGAGGTAAGGGGGCCGGCGGTTGGTACGGATGATGGCGGGATGACGCTAATCGTGTTCTGGATCGTGTCATGATGGAGCTGTTTCCTGACATTTTCGTACTTCACGAAGCAGAACCTGGTACGGGCACTGCACACCGCTCGCCGGCGACGGTCTCGGCGCTTCGAGCGCTCGGTGTTGAAGTTATAGAACAGCCACTCCCTCAGAGCGTGCAGTATCTCCTGAGCCTCTTGGGTGATGAAAATCCCATCCGCTCTGATGGCTCTGATCACATCGGCCACGGTGGAATGGGCCAGACCCAGCCAGATGATGCAATTTTGTTGGGTTTCGGTGACGGAGGGAGAGGGAAGAACAGGAAGAACCATGATTAACTTTATTCCAAACGGTCTCGGAGCACTTCAAAATGCAGGTCCCGGAGGTGGCACCTCTCGCCCCCACTGTGTTGGTGGAAAATAACAGCCAGGTCAAAGGTGACACGGTTCTCGAGATGTTCCACGGTGGCTTCCAGCAAAGCCTCCACGCGCACATCCAGAAACAAGAGGACAGCGAAAGCGGGAGCGTTTTCTAATTCCTCAATCATCATATTACACTCCTGCACCATCCCCAGATAATTTTCATTTTTCCAGCCTTGAATGATTCGTATTAGTTCCTGAGGTAAATCCAAGCCAGCCATGATAAAAAGCTCGCGCAGAGCGCCCTCCACCGGCATTCTTAAGCACACCCTCATAATTCCAAGAGATTCTGCTCCTGGTTCACCTGCAGCAGATTAACAATGGGAATATCAAAATCTCTGCCGCGATCCCTAAGCTCCTCCCTCAACAATAACTGTATGTAATCTTTCATATCATCTCCGAAATTTTTAGCCATAGGGCCGCCAGGAATAAGAGCAGGGCAAGCCACATTACAGATAAAGCGAAGTCCTCCCCAGTGAGCATTGCCAAATGTAAGATTGAAATAAGCATGCTGGCTAGACCCTGTGATATCTTCCAGATAACTGGACAGAAAATCAGGCAAGCAATTTTTAAGAAAATCAACAAAAGAAAAGTCGTCCAGGTGCAGGTTTAGAGCCTCAGGAACAACGATGGAATAAGTGCAAGGAGTGCGTTCCAGCATGGTTAGTGTTTTTTTGGTGATCTGTAGAACAAAAAATAAACATGCAATATTAAACCATGCTAGCCTGGCGAACAGGTGGGTAAATCACTCTTTCCAGCACCAGGCAGGCTACGGGGTCTCCGGCGCGACCCTCGTAGAAGCTGTCGCCATGATTGAAAAGCATCACCGAGAGACCTTCCCGGTGGCCGGCATGGATGATTCGAGAAGAAGCATACACTCCGGGAACATTGGCATCCGTGAGTGAAAAAAAGCGACCTATAAAGCCTCGGGGCACTACAATGCTCAATCTCAATTCCAGCAAAGCCACCCCATGCGGATGGAGCACAAAATTGGCAGGTGCGTAAAAAATGTAATTACTCCCCTCCTGCACAGGCAGCAAAGCCCCCGCTCCCTCCAGAAACACATACAAAGCCTCAGCGTCCATAGCTTACCGAGCACGGCAGGCGCAAGAGTCAGAGAAAAGGCTGAGCTCTAACCTGACTGCCCGCTCCTGTGCTCAATATATAGCCCTAACCTACACTGACGTAAAGGCCAAAGTCTAAAAATACCCGCCAAAATGACACACACGCCCAGCACACGCCCAGAAACCGGTGACACACTCAAAAAAATACGTGCGCTTCCTCAAACGCCCAAACCGGCGTCATTTCCGGGTTCCCACGCTACGTCACCGCTCAGCGACTTTCAAATTCCGTCGACCGTTAAAAACGTCACTCGCCCCGCCCCTAACGGTCGCCCTTCTCTCGGCCAATCACCTTCCTCCCTTCCCAAATTCAAACGCCTCATTTGCATATTAACGCGCACAAAAAGTTTGAGGTATATATTTGAATGATG